GTTTCCATAAATCTAGTACTATTCTTAACTGTAAAATTTCTAAAACCATATTGATGAGCTCGAGTTTCAGCTTCATTAACTTGATGCTCGTTATGTTTAAATTTAATAAAAACCCATTCAGCATTTCCTCCTGCTGAAATAAATGCTTTAGCATTATTAGTAACCGTATTATATGTTGTTCCAGCTCTATAAATGTGATGTGTATCTTCTAATCCGTCTATACCAAAGATAACAATATGTTTATCAGGTAAACATGATTTTAACTCTTTCCACCAATCTAATTTTCTAGCGCCTCCATTTGTATGTATTCTAACATTACATTTAGGACTATGATCTCTAATGTATCTACATATTTCTAATAAATCATCATTTATTATAGGATCTCCAAAGTTTCCACAAAAATATATGCTATTAATTTGATTTAATACATCTAAAGTTATAATATCTTTAAAATCGTCAATAGTCCAATCAGATAATTTTAAATTATGATTTTCAATCCCACCTCTATAATTCCTAGAACACATAGGACACTTGGCTTGACATCTAGAAGTTAACTCAATATGTATGCTTTCAAGTTCATTAAATTTAAACATTTTTATAACCCATTATCATAAATCTATTATATTTAGGCAATTCTAAAATTGAGGCGCTAATAACTTTAATGTTACTCTGATCAATAAACTCATCTAAATCATTAGCACAACGAATATGTTCATTTAAATCAAAATTATCGTTGCTCTGTAATACAACAATCGATCCTATTGGAATTTTCTTTAACCATTTATTATATGTGTCTTGTGTGATATGTTCGCAACTAGTATTAATAACAATGTCTGGAAAGAATTCATAATCATAGTCCACCATGTCGCAAGTTATTGCTCGAAATTTTCCATCTATTTCTTCTAGCTTGTTCATTGTTTTTGCTATCTCTTCACAAGCAGGATCGATATCAATAGATACAACGTTATTTGTTTCTATACTCGATTGGAATAACAAACTTGCTAACACTCCATTCCAGCCACCATGTATCACGATATTGTTGTTAACGGACAAAACATGTGATGTTAATTTTTCTATTAACCAAAGTTTGCTATATATTTGACCTTTCCAAAAACTTTCCAAAGTCCTGTATCGATCCTTGCTATTTCTTATAGCATCCATCCAAAATAAAACATGATCCATATCTACTTGCATTTGGGGACCTTACTATCTGCTGAACTTATACAACTATTAGTTATACAAATCGTTGGATGATTGAACAAAGTAAATCCGCTGTCTAAAGTTCCTAAAGGTAAATCGTGACAACTATACGATCGTTTAATTTCATTTCCTCGTATTATAACGCTTTGATATCCGCTATGACACATCCATCCTTTAAATTTATTAAAATCAAAAGCATTAAATCTTTCTGCTTGATCAAAATTATATTTGTTTTTTTTAGAATCTTGTAATTCTATTTGATATATCGGTTCACCTTTTGAATTTTGTGGAAATCCTATCTGCATCATATCAATCATTTCTGATGTATAACCATTTACAACAAATTGTGCCGTAGGATCACTTTGTGGTTTTAAAGTTACATTAATTCCCCTCTTATAAAATTTTGAGCATCTTTCATAATATTCATAAAAACGAGTTGGAACCATTACTTGATTAATAGTAACGTACACTCCATTTTCTATTAGGAATACCAATTTGTCACTGAACTCAACTTCATTAGCATGTTCGGCATGAAAACTAGCAGTAATACTTGCTCTGTTAAGTTTTTTTAATGTTTTTATTGCCTTTGTCCACCATTTTATTCCGGGACTACAATTACTAGTCATATGGAAACTCTGATACTTAGGATCAGTATCACTAGAATAATAATCTATTAAACTTAAGAAATCTTTATAAGCAGTCGGTTCGCCGCCACTAAAACTAAAATGAAAATCTGTAAATCCATTTTGTCGTGCTTGTCTTTTAATCTCATCAATAGTTTTTTTATAAAGATCTAAACTATAATGATCAACAGTATCACTGCGAGCATAGGGCCAACAATACGAACAATTATAATTACAAAATCTTCCTAAAATCCAGCTAACCGAAAATAATGGATTATCCAACATAGTTTTTTGACCAAAACTAGTTATGTCATTCCACGGTATATTTTGAAAATCAGAGTTTGTTAAATTCACTAGTTAACCATTCCCAATCATTAATCTTAGATAACATAGACTTATCACCTGAATGTATTAATCCAAATTCTTTACCGGCTATCGCACCCTTAATAGCATAGTTTCCATGTAAGTTATTAATACCTATTGTACACCATATATTAAGTCTGTCTGTTGTTTCTTGATCTATTTGTCCATCAATAGATCTACTGGATAATTTCACACATTCTCTAAAAGCACTCTTCCATGTATTAAATGGATCTGTATTGAAAACTGTAACATTACTTATCGCTGGCATTGGCTTAAATCTTTTACTAATCGATGTGGTCATGTCTACAGAGTTTATATCTAGATTTTCTGTCATTAATTTAGGCAGAAGTTTAACACCACCATAACCATATGATAGGTCATTTATAGGATTTTTACTCTCCCAAACATGGACAATATCTCGTTCATATCTAGTTACTAGATAATTAAAATTAAAATCATCTACTATTTGAGCATCGCCGTCAACTACCCAAAACATATTAGTATTTGCTAATTTAGCGGCAGCAATATGTGCTTGATGAATTCCGTTAACACCATGTATTCTTTTAACTTTTGGAAATCTAAATTTTAATTTCTCATAATTTTCATCAGCATTAGGTTCATTATAGCTAATAAAAATTATATCATATAATGAATTTTTAGACGCTATTATATCATGTTCTTTTCTTTCTAATAGAAATCTATATTCAACTTCTCTTTTAGATAATTGTTTTTTATCCGATAATAAAAATATCCCTTCATAGTTTTCAGTATCTATAAAAATATTCTTAAAAGAATGATGTATTGTTCTATCATATAGATTACTATGTTCAAAATAATAGTCAGAAAAATTAAATGTTTTATTAACTTCAATTTCTTTTGGTATCATCCAAAACATTTCAGTTTTTGTAGTTGCCAAGGCTTCTAGATATTCCTCATAAGAATCGATAGTAAAAGCATCATATACAACTGGAATAGTAGCTACAATATCCCATTCTTTTCGTGAAACTGGAAATCGATAATCAATTTCTTTCTTTGTTAATATTTTTTTTGTAGAACATAAAAATAACCCATTATAAAGATCCTTATCACCTACTCTATGTATAAAGACATGATTCTCGGTTTTATCATGCATATCACTAACACGAAAGTCAAGATTAAAATCATCTAGTATCTTTATATTTCTAGATGTCATCCAAAACATAGATGTAGTTGTTTTCTCTAAAGCTTTTAGATATTCATCATACGAGTCGATAATAAAGACATCATAAGGTTTAGATGTACTAGCTAGAATATCAACTTCTTTTTTACTAATGAAAAATCTATACTCTATTTCTCTTTTAGAAATTTGAGCATTTTTAGGTATTAGACATATTCCATCATAAGAATTTCCATTTTTAAAAACATGTATATATGTTTGACTACCATCATCCGGTTTATATGAGAAATCAAATGAATCTGATACATCAATATCATCCCAAATTATCCAGCAAAACTTAGTAACAGATTTACTAATAGCCTCTTCAAGAGAAGAAGCTTTCTTTATCATCGAAAATCTATTTTTAATCTTTTCAAGTGATTTTATTGATTTACTAAAATTATTTGAAACAAAAAATATATCATACATCTATTTTACAACTATTATAAAATTCCCCATATTCTGGAAAAATCTCTACAAAATCGATACCTTTCCTAAGGTCATATTGTTTATAATAATTGAAAAAATTAGTCCTGTCAATCGTTGAGTTTGATCTATTTTCTTTTAGAATTTTTAAATTACGTTCAACTTTCTCTATCTCAAAATCATAAAAACCATCATAGTTATCTACATTAGAATTAGCCTTCATGAAAACGATAGCGTCTTCTATATATCTATCAAATGATTCCGGTAATATAGTCATTGCCTGCCATGCTGGATTACGTAACAACGGAACATCAAACCATATACGCTGCTTTGGATACAATACATAATCTGGATGTTTATAATAAGGATCGTGTATAGGAATATATTGTGTACCTTGCGCTTCTTTACTAAATGTCTTTCTTAATTCCAATATATATTTTAGGAAATCTGTTAAACTTGACACACTTAATATGTTAAATGTATTAATAAATGTTAACGTAGTATTTTTTGTTTCGTTGAGATAGATTAATACATTCTCTTGTAATTCATTATAGTTTAATCCAGATCTGATATATTCTGCTTTCTTTCCAACTGAATCTAAACTAACAAATAAAGAAAAATTCTTTATAGCCATATTTACATACCAATAGTTTCCAGCACCCGGGTTAAATCTTTCTTTATCTTCCCAAATCTGTATCTCTTCTAATTTCTTAAGTTTGTCAATAAACTTAGTCATGAGTTCTTTTCTAGGTGGCGACATATTAGTAGTAATACTAACTTCTAACCATGTATTAGGTTTCTCATAGATATAGTCTAATACTTTAAAAGTATTAACATCCATTAACGGTTCGCCACCTGTTATCCTAAATACTTCTAGACTCTTATATAACTCTGGCCACCATTTCCAAAACGCTATCAGATAAGGATTCTCATCTTGACGTATTTTCAATGGCATAAATCCATCTTTTTCTAAATATTCAATATCATTATGTTTAGTTGCTGTCCCATCAATATTAAGTACATCGTACGGACCGTGCTTAACTATCTCATCTTCCCATGCTGTACTAAGATGAGGAGAGCAATACATACATTTAAGATTACATGCTTGATTGAAATTAACTTCTACATAACGAGGATTAACATTTCCTGTATCTAATGCTTCAAAGATATCCTTCCTAGCATTCTGTGCCCAATACTCTCCAGATCTGTAAATTCGATCACTTCGGCCTCCAACATCTTCAATCTTCCAACAGTAAGAGCATCCTTCTGGTCTCTTACCGGAAAGCATCTGAGATCTTTCTTGTTTTTTCTGTACTGTATTATGTAATGCCTTAGGATCGGATGATATTTCATCGATGCTGATCTTATGAAGAGGAGGGTGATAACAACTATGCGTCATTCCATTTGTTAAATGCATTGACACTTGTGCCCATTTAGCATAGCACATACTTGGACTTATATTCTTTAATTGCTTTTCAGCAGTATCGGCATTTTGTTTGTAATTGCTCATATCTACCTTTTTTAATAATTTAAACTATGAATTTCATGTAAAAACCTTTTTTTCGTCATTTTTAATCCATTTTTGCCCATCCCACATATATACATATCCATTATTAAATACTTTCTGATTTAACAACGGAGTCATTGGTAGAGATTTATTATTTGCTCCTCTTAAATCTTTTGACTGTGTTACTTTCTGAAAAAATACTCGATTATAACTTATATCTGCATAATCATCTAATCTATTTTTTTTAACACAATATGCGTTATACAACATAAATTCAGTAGTAAATCTGTGATCAGCAATTGATAAATCAAATAGATAAGGAAAGAATCCACGCAACATTAATCGCAATTCCGAAACCATATCTTTCATCATAGATGTTTTTACAAAGAATGGAGTAAATGTTGGTAAGTGCCATCTTTTCCAAGTGGTATCTTGTATATCCCAAAGATCAAAAGCAATTTCAAATGCTAGATTAAATGGATACCCGCCGCCACCTTGAAATTTACCGTTATAATAATTAGTAAAATCTAATGGAACTATTGCTTTATTATCGGGTGTAAAACAATCACTAAAAAAATCTATAGTATCTGTAAAATGATCTTTAGAATCATTAATTATATACCAATCAGTTTGTACGTGATCAGAAATTACACATTTAAAATATTGCTGTGTATTCCAATTAAACGCATTTCTTGTATAGTTAAAATCATTAGACGTTAAAATCTTAATGGGTAATGTATAACAAGATGCTAAATTATTTAGATCTTGTTTAAAAGAAATGTTATCGTTTAACATGATTAAAATTTCATAGATTTGATCAGGATTACAATGTGTTTGTACAGAATCTAAATATCTTCTTAAGCAATCAAAATCATAATTAAATGTAACTAAAGCTAAAGTAATTTTATTAGATATTAACATAATCGTTTTCCTTAATTTTATCTATTAGTCTCTCAGATTGAAGGTTACTAAAATCAATACCAGGATGGATCCTATCTCTTGCTTGCGTTCCATTTGGTGTTCTAATTGTAAGTTCTTTAGGATTCATTGAATATTGAACTGCTTTATATCCAGTTATTTTCTGAATCATTTCTGACACACCCGGATCCCAAGCACTTAAAATTAAGTTAATTTTTTTAAATTTAGCAATCATAGCAATTTGATTAATAGCATCTTTAGTTAATGAGATGAGATAATCATTAGAGAAATCTTTAATAATATCTAGCCTTATTCTTTCATTTTCATCATCTTTAGCTCCAAATGGAAGATGTATTGATCGGATCCTACTTGAACTGTCAACATAATGAAATCTAGCCCAATTAGGAAATGTTACAACAGCAGTTTCAATATTCCAGATGTTTGTTGCCGCAAAAAAAATCATAGCTATCCGAGTCGCACCGATTCCAGGCAATCCTAAA